GATACTGCCCTTCCCTTGCGGGAAGCCCACTAAGGGTCTCGGTTAAGCCAACTTTTGCCAAGTTGGGGTCCGAAACTTTCTTTCTTTTATGATCCTTAGTGCTGCTCGCCATTAAACTGACGAGCAGCTGCCCATCCGGCAAATTGTCGGCTAATTCCTCGGCCATTCGGCTGAGGGCCTTGACTTGCCAGAACTCCCATCCGTGAGGATGTGAGTCCATTTGGATCTCGTCAACAGAGCCGATAAAGGCCCCATCGCCGTACCCATCCGGGAGGCGGGGTTCACGCCAGCTAGCCGGAGCGAGTTCGCGCAGCTTGTTCAAGACTGCACTAACGTCAGTACCCGTTCGCACACCCCAACGATAAACGTTGTTGTGTACTAAAAACAGGCGATCTAACGATTCGACCGGTTTGCGGACGTAGAATGGCGTTACATCAGAACCGAGATAGTAGTGTTTACCACAACTCTCTCGGTACGGACCCGAAGCGAAGGATTTGTCTGGATTTGGGGTAAACCCCGCCTCCAGGAGCCTTTCGCAGATTGTTCCGTAATGCGCACTGGGGACAACTAAGTCATCTCCATAGACGCAAACTGATGAGTCCGTCTCGTTGATGTTAAAGGGGAGTATACACTCCTGGACAATAGCCCAGAAGACGAGCGATTCTAGCTCGAAAGTATACCCATTCCCCATCGACGAGAACTTCTGGTAGTGAATCTTCTGACCAGAAGGAAGAACCCCTACTGGGGAACGGGCCTGCTCAAGGGCCCATACCCATTCGGGAGGCAGTAGCCAGTGGACGAGTTCGCGCGGTAGTGTGTCGCTAGCCATCGATAAATCGATGGTCGCTAACACCTCTCGCTCGCTGCCCTCGCGGGCAGCTCGCTGATTCCGCGTTTGGTCGTCGAGGTCGACTCCAAGCCTCTTCAACCGATGACGGATTACACGCCCGATGCCTTTCTGAACATAAATGTTCATACACGGCTCTTTAGCTATCGTCCGGTCGGTCTTGTAGTTCTTCGGAACGGCAATGACGCGATTCCCATCAACGACCCGAACAGGGTCATCGGAGGACTCTCTCATAAGTAAAGAGACGCTCTGTTTCCAGAGCGGCACCATGGCAATTGCCACGGAAGCAAGTCTCGCGTTTCCTGAAGTGCTTTCCGGTATACCGGAGTATTTATAGGCAGCGTAGCTCGACGCCCGAGGCAACCTAGTGGTTGCACCAGGGCCGAAGGCGAAGAACTTGCTACACTCGTCCCAGTCGAACCTACCCAGCGCGTCACGGATGCGAGCCGCTACCATACCCCAAAACTTGGGGTGGTGGTTTAAGCTCCATTTTGCAATGCGCTGGTTTGCGGTGTGACAGGACAGCTCGGCGCCGTGGAATCGCTCCCACGTCTTGGCCTCCTTTTCTGGCGACCGTTTCCGGTCGTCATACTTGGAGAATAGTTCTCTCATCAGAAGAGACCCTCGGGCACGCTCTAGAGATGTTAAGTCTAGAGGGGTTTCACGACCTAAATTACCTACTGGCTGGATGCCAGTGAGGTCGGCCATGAGCCCAAGGAACTTCTCATTCGAGAAGCCGATTTTCCGGGCCTTTTTAGGGGCCCTAGCACTCACGCGTTTCTTAAAACGCATACATGATCCTCCTTTAAGAGGGTATTTACCAAGCATGCTTAAACGGCGAAGCCTGAATGGCCTGAGCCGCGCGAGTCCGCATTTCTGCGGTGCCCGCCTTCACGGGGAATCTTTTCAGAACCCCAGGTCGATAAGCACGGATAACCACTGGAATGCTTCGGAAGCCGTCAACACTGTTACACTGAAGATAAACTTCAGGATGGCAGCACAGAGGGCTAGGAAGACAAACCAGTTCCGCACCCGCCTTAAAAGACGGGCGATGGTCGAGCTCCAATTGTAATTGGATCCGCATTTTCTAGACTCCTTCCGGGGCCTAGTAGTACGGCTCGAGGTTTTCAACGGACGTCTTCCAACCCGCGAGGCCGAGAGAATTGGCCACGTAGGCGAGGAGATCCTTCCGTTCTTGGAGAGTGCTATCCGGGTGAATGTTCAGGATGACCTGAGCACTCGAATACCGGACGACTGTGTCCACCGAGTTCACCGTTGCCACCGTGGGTATCATGTACCCCGCGGCTAGACGGTGAACGGTCCGTTGACCCGACGGCGGAAGCACCTCATGAGTGACGGTGCGGAAGCCGCTGGGAATACTAGGACTGCGATCCGCCCACATAGCCTTCGACCCGTCTGTAGAGACGGGGCTAAACGTATGGGCGACCGGTGAAGCTTGTCCATCATTGATGGAAAGCGCTGCGATTGCGGGCATGTCAAATGCTCCTTCCGGGATTTACCGGATGTAGATGGTTAAGAACTAACGTTTTCGACCAAAAGCTGTCGCCATAAGGGCTAGGCCGTTGGCCATATGTCCAAGGGACCGAGGATCTTTAAAACTCGGCAGAGAAGGAAGCGGAACCGAATTGTTTACAGTTCGGGTTAAGCTTACGACTCTTTTCGTACCACGCCATTGGTTGTCCGCCACCCAGGTACCGTATGGGCCGGAAACGCCTTTCACCCTCCAACTGGCTTTTACCAGAAACGAGGATGAATAGTAGGCGCTCCCATAACCCAAAAGGGCATCAAGTGAGTCCAACCAGTCGCCGATGGGCCAAGCCCAGTCGACGACAAATGACCATGGTACTAGTTCCCAAGCCACGGAAAGTGGATTGGTAACACCCAAGGATACCAACGAGATGGTGGCCTCGTTCTGAGGAACCGCATCGATCCGTGCATAGCAGGATCGAAGGACCCTCGCCTTACCGTCCATCGCAGCAGTGCCAGCCTGGGACGAAACCCAGTAAGCATAGTCCTGGTTGCGACTTCTAGTAACACTAGCTGTGACTCTCCAGTCACCTTTGGGCCTCTGTTCAAGAGCCCTAGCAGCGCCGTAAACGTCGCTGAGTAGTGGTTTCCACCCGTACTGCAACTCGAGCCATTTTTGAGGGACGTTCTGTCCCCTTGGCTGGCGTCTCGTTGACGAGATGCCGAGTGCGTTCATCGCTCGACGGATTTCTCCGCGTCGCAACGCGCGCACACTCTGTGCAATACGAGTAGCAGTGCTGCCCAATAGCATCGCGGTTTGCTTTCGCTCACCGAATGCTACACCGAGGTTCACTGATGACGCCTTTAGCTTTTGTCTTACCGCAATTAAAGCGGAATTGACGAGACCATCGACGTCAGGAAGTGCATTACCCTCGATCAGTACGTTGTCGAAGATCGACCCCGTACCGGAGATCACGCCAGTTATGTAGGTGCCCAGAGAGGGAGAACCCCCCTTTGGTCCTACACAAATATAACCGGCGGGACTGTCAGCCCTACGCGAAAAGAAAGAATAGGCTGTGGGTTCCATGAACCCAGCAGGCTTCCGCCTGCTGACGCCAACAGTAGTTTCAACACTCCATTTAGAAGTGTTTAGTACAGGCGACCCGAGCAGGGACGGATCCGACTTTGCGCCGGACGGCCCTGAGCGAGTTTGAGCCTGTATTACTACATTAAAGTTGGGTCTTGCCATAGTTCCTTCTTGAAGTTATCGCGTAGATTTCACTTTTCGTCCAGTAGACTGGACTCGGATTGGTCTAACTCGGGAATGAGTGCAGCCGCCCTTACGGGAAGCTGCACTATAAACAGCGTGGCCTCTCAGCCACAACGTTATCCCAAACTGGATCCAGCCCGGGCACTCATGAAGTGCCAAAGGTAGAGGCGCTAGACGTAGCGCTCAAGAACCTAAATACCGCTTTAGCGGACATTAGGGGGACCCGACGGGGTCCCT